CCCACGACGGGGCCAGGAACAGCCAGAACGTGGTGCTGCGGTACGGCACCCGAGCCGTGAACGCTCTGGCAGACTTTGCGGGCGGAAGCATTGGCTGGATGGACAAGGTGACGGTGGCCAGCCTGTTCCACGGGGCTGAGAACTATGTACAAAAGAACCTGGCCGAATACGACCTGACGAAAGCTGACCTGCCCACCAAGACGATGGAGGACGGCAGCAAGGCTTACCAGGAAGCCGTGATGAGCAAGTTCCGGCGGGTGGTGGAGCGGACACAGCCCAACTATACCGTGATGCAGCGGACAGGAATGCAGCGCTCGAAGAACCAGATGCTGAAGACCCTGAGCATGTTCAGCACCCAGCGCCAGCAGAACGCCCAGATCATGGTAAGCGCCGTGGAGGATCTGGCGGCCCAGTGGCAGCGGAACGACCAGGCAAAGGCGGCATTGGAGAAAGCAGAGGCCGAAAACGACGCGCCCCGGCTGGCGGAGTGCAAGGCCGCTGCGGAAAAAGCGAAAGCAGACAGGGCGGAGGCTTTGAAGCGGTTCTGGGATGCGGCCATCAGCCAGATCGTGCAGACGGCGGTGATCGCCGGGCTGGGAATACTGGTAAAGTTTATTCTGCACCGGTGGGATGACCTGCAGGACGAAAACGGGGATATGACCCTTGCCAGCCTTGGCGGAAGCTTTTTGTACCAGTTCAGCAACAGCATGGTGAGCAACTACACCGGCGGAAGCGAGCTGTGGACGGCGGGGGAGAGCATCCACAGCAAGAGGGTATTCGGCAACTACGACAGCGTGAGCATGACCGGATTTTCGGCCATCAACGATGCGGTGACCAGCATGACCAAGCTGAACGCCCTGCTGGATAAGGACACCGGCGAGATGACCGAAAAAGAGCTGGACGCTTATGTCGACAGCGTGAAATGGGCCTGGGCTGACACGGCGGGCCAGCTGATGATGCTGGTGGGCGTGCCCTACAACAACGGTAAGAAGTATGTGCAGGCGGTGTTTGCCTGGATGGACACGGTCAAGCAGTGGGACGAGACCGGAGAAAAGAACTTCAATTCCACCCCGGACAGCGCCACCGGGCAGTATGACCGGCTGTTTGAGGCCATCCAGACCGGAAACACCGAGGAAGTACAGGCGGCCACCAAGAAGCTGGAACGAATGCTGGCGGAGGGCAAGATCAAGGAGCTCAAGACAGATGACCAGCTGAAAGCCCGGCTGAAAAAGTACGATGAGGACATTCTGGACGCTGCCAGGGCGAAGAATGCCGGTGACCTGGAAGCACGGAAGGACGCAAAGCAGGAGGTCTATGACCGGCTGTGCACGGCCTACGGCGTGAAGAAGCTGGGCGAAAAGGGCGAGACCGACGAGGACAAGGCCCAGAGAGCCCGGTTCAGGGAACTCATCGATAAGGCGATGAACGAGAAGGCGGAACAGCTGTACAAGGGCGGCACCGAGGGCAGCGTGTACGATACCCTGACGGACGCACTGGAAACCGGAAAGCGGAAGGACGTACAGGACGAGATCGACCGGCTGCGGACGGCGGGCAAAGCGGACAGCCAGATCAAGAGCAAGATCACCGATGCGGTGAAAGAGGAGTATCTGGCGGGCAACGACCACGACCGGGAGAAGCTGGAGAAGCTGCTGACGAGCCTGACCAAAGAGGACGGGACGGCCATGTATGAGGAAAAGAACTTTGCCCAGTGGGTGAAGGACGCGGCAAAAAAGGAGGAACAGGCAAAAAACAGCAAGGATGAGTGGGCAGGGGTGAGGTGAAACTCTCAGTCACGCTTTGCGTGACAGCTCCCCTAGTAGGGGAGCCAAGTTCACGTTGCTGCTCTTTTTGGGGGAGCTCTGCTTAGAAGAAAGGGAGGCCGTTCGGGGTGAACGGCCTCCCTTTTGCTATGTTATTCTGTTAAATCATGCCGAGTTCGGATTTCAGACCTTTTTGCAGAACACTGGAAAAGTTGATGTGTGCGGATTCGGCGGCATCGTTGAGCCAACCGGGAATAGACAGGGTCTTTTTGACGGGCTTGAACTGCTTCTGATATTCTTCCATATCAAAAGGAATCATTGCAATAAAATCACCGGTATCCACATGGATGGCAGAAGGAAGAGAAGGCTTAGGACATACTTCACAATCTTCAAGCATCAGACCAATGGCATCCTGGGCCATAGCAACCGCTTCATCCATAGTTTCCCCTTGGGTAAAGCAACCTTCAATATCTGGAATTGTAACGGAATATCCTGTTTCTTCTGGATGAAAAACAGCAGGATAAAATACAGCAGTCATTTTAATATTACCTCATATATAGCGTGATGTAAGTTTTGAAAATATTATATGATAACGAGAAAACTAATATTCAATTATTTCAATAATCTATAATGTAGTATTAGGATAACCAGAAATTTTCCAGGTTGATCCTAACAAGATAATGTTATTTTTTGATTCCGGCTTGTTTAAGAATACTTTTTTCTAGACCGGGCTTCAGATCCTTTGCATGATAAGGAACGACAGTGGATTTTTTGGTGACGGGGTTGCTGTACATCCGATGAGAGCCATTGGAGCGAATGCAAACAAAGCCGTTTTGCTCCAACAGCCGACACATCTCTTTTGGAGTTAGCGGCATGGCGGTGGAATCCTCCTTTCTTCGTTGGTGATTTGATTATATACGTATTTTACGTATTTGTCAAGAGGCGGGAACTTATGTATGTCCGGGGTAGTTGCACCCGGCGGGGCGTGATAGGATAGGGGCAGGAAGGGAGTGAAACTGTGAGCCAACTGGATATCAAGATCAGAAAGCTGCAGGACAACGGTTCGACGTTCCGGGCAAACATTGAGACGCTGTATCTGGGCGGTGTGCGGAGCGCCAAGGTGGACGAGCTTCGCTTTGAGCTGCCGGAAGAGTGGAAGAACTGCACCGTGACCCTGCATGTGCAGCGCCTGAGCGGCACAAAGCCGGACCCGCAGATCCTGGACGAGAACAACAGCGCACTGGTAGACCGGCGGTGGACACTGGAAAAAGAGGGCACCTGGATGCTGCTGGCCATCAACGACAGCGGCTACATTGCCATGACCAAGCCCGGCAAGTACACCTGCTATGACACCATCGACACCGACACGACCACCGAGAACATTACGCCGAGCATCTATGAACAGTTCGTGGCCGAGGTGACGAAATACGCCAAGCAGGCGCTGGAGAGCATGAACGCGGCCAAGACCAGTGAGGAAGCAGCGGCCAAATCTGCTAAAGAAGCAGCGAACTCTGCCGCCAGCATGGAAGAAAGCGTGCGGGTGAGCGGGGAAAATGCCAAAAAGGCTGCAAACAGTGCTGCTGCGGCAAAGAAAAGTGAGGAAGCGGCAGCAAAGAGCGCAGAGGCATCTGAGAACAGCGCTAAGAAAAGCGCCGAGAGTGAGAGTGCATCCAAGGCTAGTGCGGGAAAGGCAAAGGACAGTGAAGAGGCGGCGAAAAAGAGCGAGGACGCAGCAGCCCTGAGCGAGACCAACGCCGCCGCCAGCGAGGAGCGCGCCAAGACCAGCGAGACCGCCGCCAAGCGGGCCCTGCAGGACACGGAGACGGAGCATACCGCCGCCTTGCAGGACATCGCGCGGGCCCGCACCACGGCCCTGAACGATGTGGCCAACTCCACCAGGACGGCCACCACTGCGGCAGAAACCGCCACCCAGCAGGCCACCGACGCTGCGGGGAGCGCTTCCACCGCCGCCACCAAGGCCGGGGAGGCATCTGCCAGCGCGGGAGCGGCAGCTACAAGCCGTCAGGCAGCAGAAAAGGCTCAGAAAGCCGCAGAGGATGCCGCAGCGCTTGCCGGAACACGGGCCGGCACGGACAAGACCCTGTCCGTGCCCGATGCACCGGCGGATGCAAAGACTGTGGGCGACAAGTTCAAGAGCATCAAGACGGACTGGAATTCCGTGACGGATAAGCCGAGTACGTTTCCACCGAGTGCGCATAACCACTCGAAATTGGAGTTCGAGAACAAGAATGAAGTGAATTTTGTTGGCATCCCAGAAAACAACACGGTCTACTTGGGATATCGAGACAACACCATTGATGAGTATCGGTTTAATGACGGTCGAGGAAGCGGCTCTTTTGCAAATGTCAGGGCCAACAAATTCATTGGTTCGCTGGATGGTAATGCAACCACCGCCACAAAAGCAACCGGCGTAACCGACTATAAGGACGCATCCAGAACAATCCAAGTCGGCTATGCGGGCGACGGCCTTAATACGTCGAATCTGACGCACATTGCCGGTTATACGGATGACGGTACAAAGATCAAAGATGTTTCCAAGGATGTGCTGAAAAGCTGGCTCGGGGTCACCAACATCACATCCCAAACCAGTGACCCCGGTGCGGGAAGCAGCCTTGCAACCGGTTCTATCCTGCTGGTGTACGTATAAGGAGGAGATAACATGGCAATTTATACCGGAATCGACGGAAGTGCAAAGTCGGTCTCCAAAATCTACACCGGCGTGGGCGGTACCGCAAGGCCAGTACACAAGGGCTATATCGGCGTGGACGGCGTAGCCAAGAAGTTCTATGACGGCGGCAATCCCATCAGCTCTTTTGCATTGGGGACAGAATTTGGCATCTCAGACCCAAGCGGCAACAAGACCTACTGGTATAAGCTGATCCATAAGGGCGTTCCGGGCGGCGGGTTGTACGACAGCACGGCCAACGGTGCATGGCTCTGGAGAACAAACATTGCGGCATCTACTTCTATCAGTAACAATTACATCTACGGCTACGAAGGATGGGCACTGGACAACTGGTGCGTCAACTACCCGGGCGGAAATATCACGTCCAGTGTGGCAAACCGCCTGATGACCGTGCATCTGCCCTACGTGAAACAGGCGGATTACGGCTCGGCCAATGTTTCCTCCGGCTCGAACGGCCTTTCGAGGAAGTGCTTTCTGCTTTCTGCTGTTGAGATGGGTGTTTATACATGGCAGGGCGTGGACGGCCTGATGGCGCAGGAGGGTGCAAAGCTGGACTACTTCGACTACACAACTGCTGCCACCGACAAACGAAAAGCAGACACTGAATACTGGACACGCTCCAAACGAACCCACAACGCTAACTATATGTACACGTTTTATGCGGACGGAAGTTTCTCCAGTACAGGCCGCAACAGAGAGGACTCGTACGGTCTGCGCCCCTGCATCGTGCTGCCGCTGAACACGCTGGTGACAACGTTTAAGTTCTTAGGGGAGCTTAACTATATTAACTGAGCACCCGGAAAGGAGAGTTCAAAATGGAAGAAGCAACGATCCGCCCCGGGTACACGGTACCGACCGAGACCGACGGCACCCCGGCAGATTACAGCGCGATCGAGGCTGCGGTGAACGCACACAACCAAAATGCACAGCCCGGGGAAGCTTACTGGGGTATCCGGTTATGCGGGGCGGAATACGAGGTGTACGAATACGGAGAAGTGCCACAGCCGCCGACCGCTGAAGAGCTGGCCGCACAGGAAAAGGCCCATAGGGAAGCCCAGCAGCGGCAGGAGGTACTGGACAAGCTGCCGGAGACGCTGGAAGCCCTGAAAAACGAAAACGAAATGCTGAAGCAGTGCTTGCTGGAAATGAGCGAGACTGTCTATGCGTAAAATCACACAAAAAATCGAAAGGTTGGTAATAATGATGGCTATGTTATGGGCCCAGGAAATTATGTCTGCTGAGACCGTGGAGGAGGCAAAAGCTCTGTATGAGCGCTGCCCCCGCTTGCTGAAGGAGAAGGTCAAGGCGATTCTTATCAAGAGCGGCTTTGAGGAAATCACACAGTAAGGAGGCGCAGAGCAATGCCAAGAACAATTCTTGACGTTTCCCGCTGGCAGGGCCGCATTGACTGGGACAAGGTCAAGGCAAGCGGCCTTGTCTCCGGCGTGATGATCCGCGCCATGGGCAACAGCAAAGAGGGCAAACCTAGCAAACCCTACATCGACTCCTTCTTTGCCCGCAACTATGCCGAGTGTGCCCGGCTGGGTATCCCGGTGGGCGTGTACGGCTACTTCAAGGCCACCACCAAGGCACAGG